CGGGCCTCTCTGGATGGCTATCTGCCATCATACGGCGAGCTGCCGTATACCTCTACTATCTGAGAAAGGAGTTAACCATGGGGCATAAGCCTCTAAATAAGGCTGGTGTTCCACGGCAACTTTCCCTCCCTGGATTAATTTCTAGGGACCCAGTTAGTATGTCGGCTTCCGAAGATTTTCGTCTAGTAGGTGATCGCGATTGGGAATTACTTCCCTTTCGTTTTTGCCCACCGGACGATACTCCAACGTTCGACCGGCTTACGCCGTTTGAACGTTGGATGATCTTCGGAGACTGAGGGTTTGATAAACCTTCTCTTTGTGCTACTGTTCCTTAACCTTTAGAGGAAGCTATGAAAGATCTTGCCCTTAGGACGATGGTTGTGTGCGCCGCCATCAGTACTTTTGGTGTTGGCGCACTTACCGTTTACCGGGGGGCAGATTCTCTTGCTACTGAAAAGGTTAAGACCGTCTTGGTCGCTAATCGCGCGGAACAGGCCCCAAAGGCAGCCGAAGACACCGTCGAGCGGTCACAAGGACAATAGCATTTCTTTCCCTTTGCGATCTGACTGGACCCATCATCAGACTGGACAAGCCGATTCCTCTGGAAACGTGACCAAGGTTGTTACTGTGTCACGAATCAGAGATGGCGTTTCCAATCCTAGATGGCGAGAGCAGATCAAGAATGGTCAGAATGCAACCACGACCCTTACAGGTACGTGGGATTCTTGTGAAGCCGGAGGAAAGGGCGAAGCCCATTTCTACGGTCGCGCGCCAGGGGGTCAAGAAGTGGAATTTTACTTCAGAGGTAACTATGGTGTTTGCCAAAGTTGCTACTCTGCTGTTATTCCCTCCTTTACCCTGTCTACGACTACTGCACAGAACAGAGCATCTGCAAAGTTCTACAAGAAACTCCGTACTGAAGCGGTCCAATTGTCCGGACCTACCTTCCTTGGGGAATTGCGTGAGACTGCGCGGATGTTGCGACGACCTGCAGCTGCTCTATGGTCCAAGAACAAGGGTTACCTCGATCGCTTAACTAAAGAAAAGCGGCGAAATCCCAAGTCCTGGCTCCAAGCAGCAGGCGGGTTGTGGCTTGAGCAATCCTTTGGTTGGGCTCCTCTTATCAATGATATGAAGGATGCCGTTGAAGCCTTTCATCGCCTCCAAGAACCTCGTTTCGCCCGTGGAATTAATGGGAGTTACAAGGATTCTAGAGATACGACGTCTGCGCTTCCCTCTCCCCACAATTTAAGTGGGCCGACTTTACTTGCCCCTTCCTCTTTCTGGGTCCGTTTTCGTTCCCAGCAGGCTGAATGGTGCGTCGTAAAGTACAAAGGAGCACTTAAGGCTCAAACCGATGGATGGACCCCGTGGTCTCGCGAGGCTTTTGACCTTTTTGGTTTTAGGCCCGACGAGTTTATTCCAACCGCATGGGAGTTACTCCCATGGTCCTTCCTCGCGGATTACTTCACCAATATTGGTGATATTCTGACGGCAGCAGTTACGGATAGCTCGCGAATTATATTTGCTTGTCAAACCATAGTCAGATTCACTGGCAGATCAACCGCCATAGCTTTTGACTGGGATAAGACTAAGCAAGCATTTTCCGGGTATCCGCTAGGTGTTGTCTACAGAGGTGATCCCTGTCCGATTCAATATAGCCGCAAAACTGTGTCCAGAGGGTCTACATCCGGGGTTCCTTTACCTCGGTTTCAGCTCTCATGGGATTTAGGGGACGGCCAGCTCGGCAATATTGCCGCTCTCTTGTCTCAGGCTCAGGCTTTGCACCCGCAACATACTCGCAGGAATTGGCATCGTTGATGTCATTCCGGTCCTATGAAGGGAATTCTCTGTGTCTTTCACTCTAACGTCCCCTGTTACAGGGGCTGCGCAAACCGGTTTCACGTCCCCAACCTATACGCTGACCGCGGATAATGCCCCGGATAATAACGGGAAACAGAACGCGATCACAGCGTTAGGCGGGACGCAAGCTGGCGTGACTACTCACTCAGTCGCTTCTCCCTTTACTCTCACCTTCACTCGGCCTAAGTTTTTCAAGTTTCTTGGAAAGCCGAATCCGACTACGGGTTTGATTAAGGACGTTCCGCGTAATACCTACAAGTTCATCACCCGCAAGGGGGTGACTCCTTACGCTGGTCAGCCGTATGTGAACATGCAGATCACGACGATTATCGACGTGCCTGCCGGTTCTGATACATACGACGCGCCAAACGTTCGGGCGGCTCTTGCAGCTCACATCGGATCTCTCTGGCAGCAACCTGCCGGTGCCGGTGATACAGTAGTTTCCGGCATCGTCTAGGCTGTCAGCTAGATCTGTGTTCTGCATTGCCGCGTAGTTGCGGTTCACTGGAGATGCTATGCGTGATTACGCTAGTAGTTTACCGGTTTTACTCGATCTCGACTTGTTTCAGAATGGATGGGATGGCTCTTTCGAGCCTTATCCTGAGATTTCGGAAAAGCAATATGCTATGCAAAGCCTCAGGCGGTCGTTATTGAAGAAATTCTCCGATAACGTCAAGCCTTCGGCTGATGCAAATGCACTCTCCTTATTCCTAAAGATTAATGAGAGCTGCCGATCCTGGTCTTTAGATACTTCCAAACTGACCGAGTTCGATGCCATCGCTTTCGGTGAAGCAAAAAACTTCATTGCGAGTGTCTGCGAGGAATATGATCCTGACACAGGTATCTTTCAGCCTGTGCTCAGAAATCATAGAATCGCAGAGTTTTATGGCGTCGGGAACGGAGCAAACATAGGTTCGCCTGGTACTGATCTTCTTTCGAAGGTTGGTCTTAGCTCTATGTCTGCAACATCAACCGAGCTTCATGATATATTCGTGAAGGCAATCCTTTCTTCCCCACAGTGGTCTGACCTAGAGTCTATCAGATCACAGCATAGGGGATATGAGGTTGTTTCGGGGAGTCGCCTAAGTTTTGTACCTAAGACGACGGAAATCAGCAGAACCATATGCACTGAGCCTATCTGTAATATGCTTTTTCAGAAAGGTATAGCAGCAATTCTGGAACGCCGGCTTCGACAGGTTGTATCGCTTGACCTCTCGTCGCAGGCAGACAAGAATCGTCTGCTAGCTCAGCTTGGGTCTCAGACTGGCCAATTCGGTACTATTGACTTGTCCAGCGCTTCAGACTCAATGTCCATCGGACTGGTGACCGAATTCTTCCCTAGCCATGTGGTTAAGTGGCTATTGAAGACGCGGTCTCCTAAAACCATCCTTCCAGATGGTACGCCTTTGGAGTTGCATATGGTGTCTTCGATGGGAAATGCTTTTACCTTCCCACTCCAGACGCTGTTCTTTTGCAGCTTGGTCTACGGTGTTTACCGCGCCTACGGAATTCAATTTCGTCGGCCCGATAAGCAGTCGCTAGGCAACTTCGCCGTTTTCGGCGATGACATAATTGTCTTAGGCAGCACTTATCGTGCTGTCGTTAGGCTTTTATGTCTATGTGGCTTTAGCGTTAACGTAGATAAGTCCTTTAACGAGGGCTTTTTCCGCGAGTCGTGTGGTCACGATTATTATCGTGGCTACAACGTTCGAGGAGTTTATTTAAAGACTCTTCGTAACGATTACGATAGATACTCTGCTATCAACCGTCTTAATGTCTGGTCGGCGACGCATGGATTATACCTTCAGCGTACGATATCTCACCTTCTAAGGGGGCAGAAATTTCTACCTGTCCCCTTCGATGAGATGGATGTCGCTGGAATTAAGGTCCATTCGTCGCATCTGAAAAGTCCGAGGCATTCTCGATATACGGGCGGTATACTCTACCGATACGTATCTCTTGAGTCTCCTTCTATTTCAGTAGCAGATGTTGAGGCTCAGCGTCCTAGACTAAAGGGATGGTTTGACAACCACCCCGCCGTCTTATTCGCTGCACTGGCAGGTGTCCTTAGGTCTGGCAAGGTGGTACCTCGAGTTATTCGACCATCTACCAGATATAGGCGGAGATCCAGTTCGCGTTGGGACTGGATACCCGCCGATCGGCGCGTAAGCGCCGACTTCGGCAGGAAATGGAAGCTTTCTGTCGAGGTAAACCTTAACCTTTTCTAGGTTTACCATTTCGGCTAAATTTGCCGAACCCGGGATACAATCAATTTG